CCGTTGTAATAACCCTGGTTTCCGTTGTTACCCCTTGGCGGAACCTGACACGGTAAGTGGTCGTGAATTCTCTGTCGCTTCCTGATCCCGCATAAGACCAATCGCTCTCCACTTCATATTGCGCCTGACAGAAGTTGGCTCCGCTGTCTCTGCAGGAAAACAGCTTCATATTCATGATGGTGTTTACATTGTCGCCGGAGCTATATGAGCCGTTTGCAGCATGTCCGAACGAGAAACCCACCTTCATTCTGAAGTTAGAGCTGGCCTCTGCCTGGTCGATGATGTACTGGGGAACATAGTGATAAAAATCGACCTTATCGCCATTTCCTGCCGTCTCAAGCCAAAGGGAATACCTGCCTCTATTTAAAGCTGCACTGCCCCCACCAACCACGCTGAAATTGTCATCAGGAACAAATGCTGTGAGGAAGTTATCGTGAACATAGAGCTTCCTGCCGTTGTAGGAATCCACGCCAATGAGCGTGGTTTCTCGGCCAGCGGTGAAGTCTGTGCCGTCAAACTTCAGGTATTTCTGATCGCCGTCACCAAAGTAGAAGGTTCCATCGTTTTCGATGAATGCCCGCCAGTTGGTGCCATCGTAATACCCCAGATGGGTGGCAGTGAGGTTAAGACCAGCAGAGGGCGTATCCCCAAGGCGGGAAGGTATGTTTTGCAGGTTGCTGGACCAGTCAGCGCCGGCGGTGGCTGTATCCACCCAGGACGTACCGTTCCAGCGCTTCATCACTTTGGTGGTGTCGTTGTACCAAAGATCACCAATGCCTTCGGCTGTCGGCGTACTGGTGGCGAAGAACGTGGTGACCTTGCCGTCAGCGGTTGCCTGGGCATCGGACGCATCAGACAGCGCCTGTGATATTCCCGAATCCTGGGCATCTACCCATGTGGACCCGTTGAACCGGTAGGGGTGATTACCATCATCTGTATCAAACCAGAGATCGCCCTCGCTGATGCCGCTGGCAGGTTCGGTGGTTTGATAAAATGACTGTATCTTGCCGTCAGCTGTTGATTGGGCAGATGCAGCATCAGAAAGCGCCTGTGACGCATCCGATGCCGCCTGGTTTAACTGCGAGTATTCACTGCCACTTATGTCGTCCAGCGATCCCGGCTTGTCGCTCAAGTTGGCGTAGCCGCTGCCCTCGGTGATCGTCACAGCCCCGGAAAAGGCTGCGCTTCCATCGCTGTACACAGCAAACAGGGTCACACCATCGTACTGATAGGTGATCATGCCGGTCTTGCTGTCGGCGGACTTGGGGCCAATAGTGGCCACAGCATCCCCTACAACGCTTTCCACCTGCCCCGCCACACTGATTTTTTCAGTAGCTGCCAGAGTGCCAGTTACGATCTTGGAGGCCGTCAGCTTGACGATCTTGGTGCCTTCGATGGCGTTATCTTCCAGATTCGCATCAATAAAGGCTTTGTCAGCGTCGGTAACCGTGGCCCAAGGGCTCAGACCATCCACCTCGGCCGCGGCAAGGCTGGGAGTGGTGACACTGAATTCCTGACTCACACTTCCCTGCCCGAACGCGTCATAGGTCGCGAAGCGCAGGAAGTATTCCGTGTTGTCTGCCAGGCCAGCAATGACCACAGGCCCGCCATAGGCTTGCGCCACCTGATTGGCCGGGCCTGGCGTGAATCCTTCGCTCTGGCTCAGCCAAACACGGGTCTCCTTGTAATCCAGATCCTCCGGCGGGTCATAGTCGATCTGCAGGGACCGGAAACTGGCGGACACAGTGATGGCGTCGGGCAGTTCAGGCGCTACGTTCTCTACGGCCAATTTCGCGGCCTGTGCGCTCAGTTGGTTCTGGCGGCCCCGGCAGTACACCCGGACCTCAAAAGCACGCCACGCGCCAGCCTGGCCCTGCTCCCGGGCATAGTCTTCGGCATTTTTCTCATAGGTGTAGATGAAGGCAGGATCATTGACCCACTCAGTCCGAACCAGAGAGCCATCCGCCCATACTTCCACCTGGTAATCCTTGAAGTACAGGTCCAGAGAGCCACGGGACGCCCCCAGCTGCCCCTCGCTGCCCATTTCCAGCCATTCGGTAACGCTGGTCTTGCGCCACACGAACTTGGCGTCACGGCCACCAAAAACAGCATCGTTGCCTTGCTCGAAAAGCTCCAGCCCGTGGACGTTGGGCACCTCCACAACATCGTCAACGTCCTCATCACCAGGCTCCGCATTCAGCACCTTGGTTGTGGTGATTTCTTGGATCGGGGCATCAGGCACGACATTGCCGGACAGGGATACACCACGCGCCCGGATCTCGTAGGTCTTACCATCGCTGGGCACGACAAAGCCCACTTCGGGGGAGGCCGGGCCAACTTCGAACCACCCCTGGTCGCCCTTCTCCCGGTACTCAATGACAGCGTATTTGTAGCTGCTAACACCGGGAGGCTGAACTGCCACCTCAATGGTAGAAAGGTTAGCGTTTGCGCTTCGTGGGGTGTTGGTAAGCTCGGCCACGGTCACGGAAACCGGGTTTTCGGTTTCTTCAGGAATGTCCGGAGTGACAGCGATGGTGCCGGTAAGTTGATGCACCACATAAGCAGACTGCCAAACATTCAGCGGAGTGGGCTGCGGACTGTAAAGGGGCGAAACTATCTTGTCTGTACCGTCATTGAAAAAGCCATAAACTCCAGGGAGAGTAGCCCCCATAAATCCGAGGCCGTTGCCGCCACGAGTGCCCTGGAATCCCGGCACCTCTGATTCGCCAAAAAATGCATGAAAGTTTGATTCAGTCAGATCGCCAGGGATCGCCGTATCGCCATCCATGACAAAATAAAGAGCACCGGGCCCGCCCGGTGCGCCAGTGCCTGGGTAGGCTCGCGACCAGCTGTTTGCCTGATAGTAATCAGGAGGCACTTCCGCATCGCCACCAGATAGATCAATCAGGCCGTTTTCACCAATGGCAAAGCCTCGACAAATGATAGCGAGGCCGGCGCCGGAGCTTCCGCCATCAGAGCCAGGCCCCAGATATGTCAACTCCGCTCCAGGCTGAAGCTGAACAGATGGCAGCTTGCCAAGACCGCCGCCGCCATGCCCACTCCCGCCCCAGAGATAGGCGGGCAGACCCCTCAGTTTTCCGTCCGATACATCAAGGCCGGAACGTGCAGCGCTTACTACCAGGCCGCCAACCGGCTCCAAATCATAAAAGGAATCTGTGAAATCAAAATCCAATATCTGAATGTATGGGTTGGGGGTGTAGGAACGATAAAACCACCGGTAATTCTCAAAGTTGCTTGCCTGCTGAATGACGCCATCAGACTGGGGCATGGATTCAGCTCGAAGATAACCAGCAAGGCCCTTGTTGTCAGAGTCCCACTTGAAATAGCGAGCCTCATAGACAGGGTCTGTGGTCAGCTCATCGACGCCCGCGCCACCTGGCTGCCCATTTCCTCGGCCATCCAGCGTGCCGTTGTTCTGGAAGTAGCCGGCAACGCGGAGCTGCACGTTCTTGGTGAGCGTGACAGTCACATCCCCGTCGATGGTTAAATCCTCCGGGCACCAATAGATGGCAGTTTCATCAGCAATTGAAGCATGCCCGGCCAGCGTGATGTCTGCCGTAATTCTCCGCTCGCCTACCTCCTCGAGTACCGCACCAGGGAAGTTGGCCGCACTGATCTCGGTGCCTTCGCTCTGATACCAGCTGAGCGGTAATGCTGAGCCAAACTGGTCCACCGGTAATTCGCTGGCCCGCTGGCTGGAGCCAAACAGATCAACGGTGACCTTGCCGGTTTGCCAATCCACCTTGACCTGCTGAACCTCAAAGTTCCGGTTCAGGGTCACGTCCACCTGGTCGGTGCTGTAGTCCTTAACCCCGGCTAGATTGACCCGGACAATATCGCCTACTTCCAGATCGTTGTTCTCGGGGGATAGCTCAAGGGAAGTGCGCAGTGGCGGACCAGCATAGCGATCCCGAAGGCTGTCCAGGATGTTCTTGATGGTAGTATAGGTGTGCCGCTCGGCAGAAAGGCCCCGGAACTCAATCTCCAGGGTTTCGGACTGACCATTGCGCTCGATAGAGCCCGAGTCAAGCAGACGGTTCACCCGGGTAAAGGCTTCTTTGCGCTGGTTCCAGTTCCAGAAGACCAGGATGTCGTTGATCATCCCGCCCATGTCGTGGTTCAGGGTCGGAGCGCTCAGCACATTGCTTTCATTCAGCTCCCGCGAATAGCCGCTTTGGGAGGGAATCAGGGTCATGCGGCGCAGGCCAAGCTGCCCATCGGAGTAGATAGGCGGATAGCAACCCATGAGCCGGAAAACCTGCTCTTCTACGAACTTCTTGCCACTCTCCTTCTCAACGCCGGACAAAAGGACGGACAGGCCTTCATCAAAATCATCCAGATCCCAAAGATCGGCGCCAATGTTTAAGTATTCCGATGTGCGGATGAACTCAGGGCCCACGCCCATGTGCCAGTGATCTGGCAGGTATTCGCCCGGGTATCCGTAAATTGAGCCGGTCAGAAGCGCGTAGGCCAGCATCGGCGCCGGCATGTCCAGGTAGACGTATTCGGTGACCTTGGGCGCATTGTCGCGCTTTTCGTCTGGGTCCACTTCAATTGCCAAGGGGGTGGTGCCCAGGACACCACGGGTCACCTGCCTGAGCGTATTGGTGCTCTCGTCCACCTCCTCAGCCATGGCGATTTCAAAGGCGTCATTCTCGCCTTCAAGTCGCACCAGGCAGATGCTTTTCCCGCTGGCCAGCGTCCGTCCTGACGGGCTCACAGGCTGCTTGACCAGCTTAAGGCCATTGACGGAGTACACCTCAATCTCCGTGTCATCCGCAGCCAGGGAGGCGCTGAGCGTGGTCTCCTTCAGAACAAATATGTCATCACGCATCTGGCGCTGAATATCAGCGCACTTGAAGGTGTATTCCTGCTCTTTGTAGGAGGCGCCCTGAATCAGCTGGGTTTGCACCAGGGTGAATGAGGACCAGGACAGCCCAGCAAAGCCCGCGTAATACCGAACCCGCTTGTTCCGCAGCCCCTTGTCATCGCTCAGCTTCGCCTGCTGCAGCTCGGTCAGGCCTTCATCAGCAATGCGCACGGTCATGGAGCCGATCTTGCTGTTGGCCTTGTCCGGGTCCAGCTTCTGGCTGGTGCTGTCCACTCTGGTCAGCACGCCATCGGTCACACTCGCGCCGGAAAGCCCTTCAATAGAGTGGCTCGTGAAGTAGTGATAATCCTCACCGCCAAAATCGAACTCAATAACAAAGCGCGGCTCTCGGACTGCTAGGGCGTTAAGGGAGCCAAAAGCGCTGTTATGCGTTCTCATCGAATACCTTCACTTGCCATGAATAGGAGTAGAAACCAGCGGAATTAACCAGCCTTTTGGAAGGATTGCCGCGCAATTTGTAGCTAACCGGGGCAACCGGGCTGCCTGGCTCCCCCATCAGGTCCAGGGTGAACGGCTCGCCGGCGGCCACGGACATCAGGAACTCACGCATCTGGGCAAGCAGCGCCACATCATCAATGGCCACCGTGCTGAAGCTGTCCCGTTCTTCAATGCGGTAAAAGGTGGTGAAGTCCTTGCCGGAAAGCGTGGTGAGCGTGTTTTCCTCACGATTGAAGCTTGGAGAAACCCCCTCAATGCCCACTTCCAGCTCATAGGACTGTCCGGCAGTGTGCCCAGCAACAAGGCCGCGCTTTGCCGTGTAGATAATTACTGCCATGCTTTCTCCAGGCATAAAAGGGCCCCATAGGGAGGAGCCTGTGGCACTCTTTGCTTGGCTGTCATATCAGGACATTGCCCGAATAAGCTCAGGGAGCCGCCAAATCACGAGCAGCACCACAGGCAGCGTTATCAGCGCCCAAAACCTTGAGTTCGGTATTTCCACGAGCAACCTCCTGACGTGCTTGGCAACTTCTCCCAAGCCCAAAAAATTGGTAAAGTTCACTTATTGAACTCCTTGCTCTGATCAAGGGTTTGATCCCGCTTCCCTGCTATTCCCAGGGGGCGGAATGAAAAAGCCCCGACAGGTGACGGCCTGCCGGGGCTTTGTTTTATCTGCTTTACATTGGGGCTGCGTTCGCCAGCCCTGCGCACCAAACGCCGGGCATAAAAAAACCCGCCGGAGCGGGTTTCTTGGGTCTGCTTTCTCAGTCGCAGGCCATTCGTATTACCTTCAAATTGAAACTGTCTCTGGTGCTCTCAACTACAACTTTGCCACCTGCAAGCTGCATAAACCTTCGATAGCCTACATACCCGCCATACGAGTTCTTTGCATTAACCTCACCGCAAACAGCATGGTTGCCACTGTCATCCTTCATTCCGGCAACCTCATATAAGTTGCGGAATTTGGCACTATCCGGGTCTTTCAGGCCATTCTTGGCAGCCTCCATGGCTTCAGCTGCTCTCTTTTCAGTTATTGGAAGCCTCTCTCTTGGCTTCTTGGGTGGCAAGGGCTTCTCTATCTTCTGGGATAATGTCGGTTCAGTCTTGCCCGGCGGAGTAGCGCACCCGTAAACAGCCAATACGAGAATCGGAATCAGGGCCGCCTTGCAGATCTTTGATGTCATATCGGTTTCCTTTCCCTTGTGGACCTCAAATCCTATTTCACCAAGACTTACCCGTCCACATGGCCGCTTCAAGCGGTCAGTCCCCAGACAGTTCCCGGCCTTGGCGACTAGTCTTGTTGATAAGCACGTAATCAAGATCATTGATCTGCTCGCCCAGCTTGCCAACCAGGGCTTGAGTGAGGCTGTCCTCATCCAACCCGTTCACGTCGCCTTGGAAGTAAATGTTTATCCCGTTGCCGTTACCACCGCCTGCCCCATCAAGCTGAACAGGTGCCGGCGCAGCTGGAACCGTCTGAACTCCTCCGCTTATTCCAGGGCTTCCGCCCAAAGACCCACCTCCGCCTCCGCCAAAAGTGGTTGACTGAATGGCGCTCACCCGCGCAAAGCCGGTCAGCAATAACGCAGCAGAAGCCGGGATTGCAGCCCATATTGGCAAGTCCTTAAAGACTCGAACAGAGCCGGCAATGGTGTCTACGGTTGCTTGAGCGATTGCTGCCGCTTTGCCGATCTCAAACATCTTGCGGTTTTCGCTCGACATCAGGCCAGATAGCATTCCAAGGTATCCGCTCGTAATAGAAACCCGACTCTCCCATTCGGCTCTCTTCATCGCTGTCAGGTTTTTCTCATGGTTCTCCTCTTCGTCCATGATGGCAGCATCCCACTTAGCCTTATTGTCATAGTCAGCTGCGCGGGCGGCCTCAAGAATTTCTAGCCGGTTCTGGTGATGAAGATTAAGCAGCTCTTCCTCTGTTGCGTACTGCTCCAGAAGCTGCTCGCCTCCATCTATTTTCTTCTGCCGCTCTGCCTCCATCTCGGCAATGATTTCGGCTGCAGCCCGGCGCGACTCAAGGTTTCTCTCTATGGCGTCCTTCTCGGCCTCATGGGCATCAATAGTGGCGTATGCCTGCTCTGCGGCCCGGAGCTGACTCTGCGTGGCACCATCGACAGCCAGCTTGTACAGATCCGCCTGGGTGGCGGTCATGCCCAGGGTTTGGGCTTCAAGGTTCAGGGCGTCGATGCGCTTCTGGATGGCGTCGGAGCCGCCTGAGTTGCTGCCACCGCCAGAGGGCTTATCTTCCGGCTTATCGCCTGACCCGCTTCCACCACCTTCGGCGATCTCGAACAGCCGGGAGAATGTAGCCCGATAGTCCTCTGCTTTTTGCTGGACTGTATCCAGCTCTGCACGCAGCTCAATAAGCCGTTTCTTCCAGTTATCCGCGCTTCGATCTTCTGGGTTTCGCTCAAGGAGTAACTGGTAGCTCTGGATGCTGTTATAGAGACGGATCGCTTCGTCTTGCAGGTCCTCGAAGGGCTGCTCCAGGTCCATCAGCTTCTTCTGGGCCTGCGCTGATGTCAGTCGCTCGAAAGAGCCGGCCAGCTTGTCGATCTCGGAATCCAGATCAACGGCTTTCTCGCTTGCCTCATCAGCACTGGTGGCAAAGTAGCCCAGCGCCAGGACAGCGGTTGTCACCACCCCTACGGGACCACCCAGGAGGCCCATGGCACCAGATGCTGCCCGGGCGGCAACGCTGGCACGGCCTGATGCTACGGCTGCGGCATTTGCGGCAGCAGTATGCGCAGCCTGGGCGGATGAGGCTCTGGCCGTCGCCTTGGTCAGGTTGTCCATGGCGAAGGCGTGGGCATTGGTGCCTGCCGTGGCCTTGGCGTCCGCAATTGCGCGCTGCTGGATGGTACGGGCAGCGATCAGCTCCGCTTCAGTTCGGCGGGCAATGGCGGCCGTGGCCATGGCCTCTGCCTTGGCGTCCGCGATCGAGGCCACCACAGAGCGACCCTTGGCAGCTGCGTAGCTGGCAACAGCTGCCGTGGCCCTGCCGGCCACCAGAACCGCCAGGCCTTCGATGACGGCGGACAGCTGCTCGGTGCTCTCTTGAGCCTCACCCAGGGTGTCACCGTAACCAGACCACAGGCGGACTAGGTTGGTGGCTGTCTGGGTAGCAGAGCGCATCAGCCCGGCCTGCGAGTCCCCGATACCGATAAACGCCACATCGACTGCACTGAAGAACGAATCAATATCACCCTGCAGGGTGTCGAGCTGATCAGATGCCGTTGCGGCGGCCTGTCCAGTAGATGCAAGGCGGCTTTCCATCGTCCGCAAAGCGGCTGAGCCATTGCTCAGCAGCGCGGCCAGTGCCGGCCCTGCCTCTGCCCCGAATACGGAAACTGCCTTGCTGGCCGTGACTCCCTGAGCCTCCAGATCCGCAATGATGTCCACCAGCGGCCGGAAGTTACCAGCAGCATCACGCACGGAAACACCAAGGTCAGAAGCTTTTTCGGGCAATTCGTTGAAGATGGCGCGCAGGCCGGTACCGGCACGTTCGCCGTTACCGAATGCGGTGGTGAGGAGACCGAGGGTGGCCGTCGTGGCCTCAAGGGACTGGTCGAGTGCTGCTGCTGTGGGGCCGGCATTGCGCATGGCCACCTGCAGGCGGTCCACATTCAGTGCGCTGGCACCGATAGATGCCGTAAAGACATCTGCTACGCGGCCAGATTCAGAGGCATCCAGCCGGAACTGATTGAGCGTTGAGGTCATCAGCTCAGTTGCTCGCCCCAGCTCCGCCTGCCCTGCCTCGGCCAGGTTAAGCACGTTCTCCAGGGAGGCCATCTGCTCTGTGGCGCTCTGGCCGCTTGAGGCCAAGGCATAGAGAGCTTCGGTGGTTTGAGCTGGGTTGAACCGGGTGGAAGCAGCAGCTCGGAGGGCGGATTCTGCCAGCTGATCCAGCTCCTCCGCCGTGGCGCCGGATACAGCGCCCACGTTCTTCATCCCCTGTTCGAAACTGGCTGTTCCCTGGAGGATGGAACGGAAGAACTGTGAAGTAGCAACAGTGGCCAGCGCGGCGCCAAGCAGCTTCAGGCCACCGGTCATCTGATCCGTGGCACGGGTTACCTTGCCCTCGGTCAGTTCGGCTTGACGCCCCAGGCGATCGAGGTGGCGCTGACCTCCATCGACTTGGGTGCTATCAACCGCCAGTACGAGACGCGCTGTTTCTGTCATGCCAGGCCTTCGCTCTGAGTTGGTCCAGACGGCGCAACACGTCCACCTCCCAGGGAAGAAGGTGGATTTGCTTCAGTGCTGCCCAATGGTGGATCTCGGTATAGGTGCAATCGCCCAACTGGCAGAACCACCCCCAGAGGTACTCCATACCTTCCGGGGGCGACTCAATCTTCAGGCTTTTGGGTTTGTTGCCGGTTTGCTTCCAGACCTGCTCCAGTCGTTCTCGCTGACTGGTGCCGGTCTTGGCGTCGGGTAAGTCGAGGGCTATTTGCCCTTCCGCCCAGTCGTAGAGTCGCTGGACGGTTTCGTGAAAAAACGGGCATCGTTGGAGGCGTAGCGATCAATCATGTCCCGCAGCTGGGGCGCATTACGCAACAGATTCTGGACGTTTTCAGGGGTGCATTCCTCGTCAAAGGACCAGTCGGCCACCAGGGCAGCCGTGAGAATCACTGTGCGATCTTCGGCTTTCGCCTCACCCTTGCCAGCGATGGCCGCCAGATCAGCACGATAGGCCTCCGCTTTCGCTTTCTGGAAGCTGTCAGACCATTGGGAGCGCACCACCAGATAGTGGTCGGTGGCTTCTCCCTCCGGGGTGCGCAAGGGCACCTTAATGCCCTCGTTTGCCTTGTCGCGAGTGAAAAACGCATCCATTCCTACCATTACGCGGCACCTTTGGTGATAACGATTTGGCTCTCTTCGGTTTCATCGAACAGCGCCCTCAGATCCATGGAAATGGTCACCTCACCTTCACCGCTCACGTCAGGCTGGCCACTGTTGTACTTGATGCGCGGCAGCGTGAATGCGTAGGCGTTGGTGCCATCACTCAGGGTGAACTCCAGGCTGGATTCCGTCTCATTGAGGAATTTCTGGTAGAGCGCTTCGGACTCGAACCAGGCGGTGACGGACCCAGACAGCATGGACTTTTTGATGCTGACACAACCGGCAGTGTCTGAGCCGACTGTAAACAGAGCGGTCAGGCCGTTTTCCAGGGTCAGGGAAAGCTCGGTAATGATGGCTATTGGCGATCCACCTTCCTCAATGGTTCCGGAGAAGCTGTCGAACGGGCTGGATGTGGTTGCAGCATCATAGGTGGCGCCAGCAATGGCCGTTTGGGCTGGTTCATCCATGGATCGCCCAACCAGTCCGAAGTTGCTGGTGATGATTGCGTTCGGCGAAACCGTCAGGTTCCAGGTGTTGAACTCGCAGCCCTTGTAGCGAAGGTATTGGCCAATGTCGCCAAAGTGGCGCTCGATGGTGAACGGCCGGCGCACAATTCCCGCCTTCAGTTCATCCGTGCCGGCGCTCGGGGTATCTTCTTCCCAGGTGCCACACAGGACCGCTTCCAACATGGTGTCGAATGCGCCACCGAAGGACAGTTCGCAGCTGATGTCACCGCCAACCTGCTTGTTTCCGTGTCGCAAATGGGCGACTTGCCGGTCCGAACGCAGCTCCTGTGACTCAATGGTCTCTTTAGTCAGAGCCAGCGTGGTACCGGTCTGTCGAATCGGCGTAAATACGGGAGTTGCCGGGGTGGTCCCGGCAACGGTTTCGGCCACCAGGGCCATAGAGTGGCGAGAGCCATTTGCAGGGCAGCCCATAGGGAACCTCCGGTTGGGACATACAAAAAGGCCCGCTCAGTGGCGGGCCGTGGGGGTTAGAACGCCCGGTTAATCCAGGCGCTGTAATAAATCGTTATCGACATTCGATTCCAGTTGTCGACGCGCCGCATGGGGCTGACGCCACAGGAGCGAATCAGCACGCACAGCGGCACATAAACCGCGTACTCCTGGTCGATGAAATCGAGATCCAGCGTTTCTGTTTGTGGGGGCGCCTCGAACCGGGCGCCAGCCTTGAACCGGGCGGCCACTTCATCGGCCTTTGCCAATAGCGGGCTGTCGCCGGTGTTCACTGGCCAATTCAGATCAATCTGGAATACGCCATCGTGCCGGTCTTGCCCGGTATCGCCCAGCGTAGCTACGCCCGGTTGAGCAGGCAGTGCATGCACCCGGGCCCAAGGAGTGCCGGTTTCGGGGTCAAAGTCCTTTCCGGGCTTTGCCCAGGGCAGCCCAAAATCGCCACTGATCCATGACTGAACCAGCGCGTTGCGAATATCGAGGAATCTCATACGCGATTTTTCCGGGCTTCTTCTTCAAACAGGCGCTTAAACCGGGCCACATTGCGGCGCAGCATGCCCTCCGGCGCTTTGGTGTGCGACCAGCCATCAAACTCAACGCGGTAGGCGTAGGGCATGTTGTTGCTGAGCAGGGTCACGCTGCCGCCTTCAATGGCTTGCACGATGGACTCCATTTCGGCGGTCGTGGCGCTGCCATCTTTATCAGTGCGGCCATTCTCTGCTGATGCGGGGGAGCCTGTTGTGGTTTGCCAGTCACCGCGCAGTCGGCCATCCAGAACCGGGGTGTCCATGATGACGGCACGAAACAGCCTCAGCTCAACGCCACGGGCAGTCTTTTCCATCGAGCGCCCGGCCTTCTTGGAGAATGACCGAACGTCCGAGGTAAAGCTCATTTTCGCACCTGAATCTCATGGAGAAGGGTTTGCCCTGCAGGGCGCAGGGGCTTAATCCGGATCATGGTCCACTCGCTGCCATCCACTGTGACCGAATCCGTCACCACCGGGTCAACTTCGAACGGCGCCAGCAGCAACTTGCGGTCACTGGTGCGTATCTCGTTTCCAGCGTCACGGGCCTCGCCGGCCTCCCTGCCTGAATAGTTCAGCAGCACGCCGTTCGGGGTGAAGCTTTCCGTATTCTGGCCGGTCATGTCGCCAGTGAGCGGATCTTCTGTGCCACCCGTTACCCGGGAAACCGTCACCGGCTGGCCAAACTGAGCCAGCAGCCTCTGCGCCGTGGCCGCCTGTCGGTCGTAGAAGGCGCTCATGCTCGGACAGCCAGTAGCCCACGGGTTACCAAGAAGTCGGCAAACTGCGCACGGCTGGGGCGCTCAGGCGCCGCCCACATCAGCTTGCCAGTGTTCTCCACCTGGCCATATTCCACTTCCAGAACGTCCACCTTCTCTTTCGTCACCGGCCCCTGGCGCTGGTCCGGCGGGCTTGTCTGGTCGTTGAATATCTCAGCAGCCAAGGCCATCTGGCCATACTCAATCCGCGAGGGGATATAGTCGTTTGACTGCAGCTGCCCATCTGTCCACACGTTGGAGCGGGGCCACGCCAGCGCTTGACCAGCATTGGCCCGGTGGCCCTTCCACTTCATCACGTTCATCTGGACAGCAGCTTGGCGCAGCAGGGCTTCCTGCTCTGCCTCAGTGCCAGGCACGGTCACACCGTAGCGGGTGCCGTAATCGACAAAATCCGCTGCCGTGGCGTAGCTTTCCGCATCCGCCTTGCCTGTGCCGTCCTCGATGATCAGGGCCATGGGTACTCCTGCATTCCGGCTTACCAGAATGCCTTAAATTCGTGAAATGAAAAGGGGGCAAATGCCCCCTTGTTCACTCGCCAGCCTTATCAGCTGGTGCTTTCTTGGCTGGTGCTTTCTTGCCCTTCTCGGTCACCTTCGGCAGATCCTTTTCGGGGGCTGCGTCTTTGCGACCATCCTCAGGCACAAAACGGGCATCCACAATGCGGACGCCGGACTTCTGGGCCAGCGCCTTCACATCCTCGTTATAGCGAGTGAAGGGGCCGGGCAGATACCAAACAGGCGCTTTATTCGCCATGGGTCATTACTCCTTACTGAGCAGCGTCGCCAACAGCCACAACGCCCGCGGTGTGTTTCACAGAAGTGGCCACTTCGTCCCAGTTGGTGCCGGTTGCCAGCTCTGCGTCGGTGGGAGATTTACCGCCGTTCGCTTCGTCCCAGGTGTAGCCTTTCAGGCCCAGGCCAAAGGTGTAATCCACCTGCATGGTGGTTTCGATGCGGTCTTTGCCGTTGCTGGTTTCGATGTTGCTGATTACGTCGCCGCCGTCATGCACGATGGCCGCAGACTCAACCAAGCCCAGAACCTTCTGCAGATCCGGGGTGCCCGATTCGGACAGGGCCGGCGCATCGGTAACGATCACCGCCTTGCCCAGAATGTCCACCACCTGGACGTTCTGCGCCTGGAACAGCTGCGGGGTGTTGGTCAGGTTCTGGCCAATCAGCTTGTGGTACACGGCACCGGTCATCACGTTGGTGATGATGTTGCCGCTGTGGTCGCCGAACTTCGCGTGAGCAGAGTTCAGGGCGCCGTAGTCCAGACCGGCAGAGCCGGACACGTCATTGGTGGCATCGCTGTTGTTCTCGATGGCAGCAACCAGTGCCGCAATGGCAGTGTTCAGCTGGTCGGACATGAGGGCTTCAGCGAAGTTGCGGCTGGCCACTTCAATGCCTTCTGCGGTGGGCTTGCGCAGCCAGGTCAGCTGGCCCGGCTCGAACAGGATCGGGCCGAAACCACCGGCCACTTTGACGGAGCTGTGCTTCAGCTGGGTCAGGTCAGTGGCGGATGCTGCGTTGTTGGTTGCGTAGCGATCCACACGGCGCTGTGCGCTGTGAATGGCTGCGAAGAAAGATTCTTGCAGGAAATCACCATCAAAGCCTTCAGTGGTCAGGCGGATGGAGTTACGGCTTGCGGCGTTGAATTTGTCCACCATCTGGGCCAGCGTCTCAATGGTCGCGGGCATGATGTACTGGTTAAACACCTGCATATCGGAAAGTGCCATGATTTGTTACCTCAATTATTCAGTTCAGGGAAACGGTTTTTAAGTGCGGCTGTACGCTCGGAGCGGTCACCGCCCAAGCTGCCTTTAGGTGCGGCACCGCCGCCATTACCGCCCCCGCCGGCACCGCCACCAGAGGCCTTGGAAGCAACAATCAACGGCGCAAAGGCCGGATCGTTGCTGAATTCTGCTTTCAGTTCGTCCACCGTCATGGCACTGGGCTTGCCCTCGGCATCCAGCACAACGGTGGTCGGCTTGCCATCACGGACTTCCATGGACAAGCGGCTGGTCAGGTGCGGCTGTAACGCCTTGGCGCTGCCCTGGACTGCGATCTCTGCCGCAATGCCAGACGCCACACCGGTGACCATTTGTTCCTTAAGCCAGGCCTGATGCTGCTCAACCTCGCCCTTCAATTCGCTTTCACGCTTTGACAGCTTTTCCTGCCAGCTCTTTTCCAGCGCGTCCACATCCCCTGCCTTACGGCTCTTGTCGTCATTGATGGAGGCCAGCTGATCTTCCAGCTCTTTCATTCGCTTGGCCGCTTCCTGACGCTCCTGCTTGGCGGTTTTGGTCTCGCCCAGCAGTTTGTCCTGGTGTTCCTTCAGGCGGCTGTTCTCGGCCTGAATCTCGGCAATCTGCTCCGGGGTCAGGCTACCGCCGCCACCGTCACCACCTTCGCCACCGGCACCTTCACGTTTAATCTGGGGGATCTTATTGAATCGCATTGGTCACCGACCTCTTGGTTTACCCACTGGGTTAAAGTCCTGCCCGAGCGAAAGCCTGCGGCTCAAGTTGCCGCATTTCTGCCAAGGTCAGGGGTTGGAAATTTCTGTCGAGCTGCAGTTGCGCGAATCGCTCTGCATTGATGCCGCCATTGCGGAGCAACTTGCCCCGCGTTGGCCCTATTGCTGAATCCTGGAAAGCGGCCGGCTGTCGTTTCAGCCACTGGTAATAAGTCAGGTCGGCGTCCACATAGCCGTTTACACTGGAGCGCGTGGCGCCTTTGTCTAGGAAGTCCAGCCCGTCATCCAGCTCAGCCACCGTGGTAGAGCGGCAGCCGATGTGTATGGGGGGCAGCGGCCCCTCGCCCACCTCGAATTTTTGCCCATCAAGGCTGCGGCACCGCGTAGTGGTGACGCCGTCCAGCGTGGAAACCCAACGGTAACCGGTTACCAGGTCGGCATTACGGTCCCACGTCTGCTTTCTGGCTGTGCTAGCCACATGCTGCACGGCAGTCCGCACAATGGCTTCGGCATGGCGCCGGGTGGTGTCCAGCAGGCCGTCTTTGTAGCGCCGGGCTTTGGTGCCGCGAATCGAGCGGACAATCTCGGCATTGGTCTGGCCCTCGAAAGCGCCCTGCCTGATGCGGTTCTTGACCGCCTCAACTTCGCTGCGAGCCCAGTCTTTAATGAATGGATCGAGCAGTTTGCCGCCCTGGCTGCCACGGACGCTCATAGGGTCCAGGGTGGCCGCTGACCAGACCGTAGTGATCGCCGGCACCGCAAACGAGGCAGCGCTGACCACAGAATTCAGGTTCCGAGCCTCAAAGCCCGCTTCGTATTCGGCCAGCTCCTTAAGGCTACCCAGCAGGCCAGCTTTTTGCTTGGCATAGAGGCCGGTCAGTAGGCTGTCGATCTCTTTTAGCAGCCGGTTCAGCTTGTCCCGCTTGTAGGCGGCCAGCTCAGAGCGAAATAGCAGCTTCTTGCGGATTTCCCGGTCAACTTCCTGAAGGAAGCTCACCATCTGCTTGGCCTCGCCGGACTTCAGGCGCTCCAGATAAACCGCATGCCGTACCGTGGAATCAACGAGGGCTTCAGGTACCGCCATCAGCGTCATCCAGGGCAAGGCCGGTTCCGCTTTCGCCTACTTCCTCGCGCACTTCGTCATCGGTCTTTTCTGAATCAATCAGACCGGTGCGGCGCATCCACGCCCACACGTCAGTCTCAGGAACAGCGCCGCTCATCCAGGCCGCCACAATCTCACGCAGCAACTGGGAATCCAGCGTGTGTTCCACCAGATCCTGATTGAGCAGATAGGACACATCACCAGACGCGCCCATGAACTCGGCGCACCACTCAAGGCACTTGGTGTACGCCTCGGATACATTGGCGGACGCCAGAGACAGAGCCGAGTGCTGTGCCGCGTCATCGCTGTTCACTTCCGTGGCCGTCTTGATTGCGCTACCGACCTGCATCAGCCTCGCGCCAAGGCTTGTCATTCTTTCTTCTATCTTGCCAGGCTCTTCCGCCAAACCCGTGTCAGAACTCATTGTGGCTATGCCGAACGAACCACCCTCTGGGAGCATAATCGGCGCCCTTGATCCAAACAAAACGCCCCTTTTTTCCAACATTTCTACCCACTGCTGGGTCAGTCCTGCCATCCAGGGCTGGCCCATGCCCACATAGTGCAGCGAGTTATACCAGCTTGCCTGAATTTGATAGTGGGTTATGTTTAGCCTTGCCAGATCCAGCAGTGGCGCCTTATCAATGCTGCTTTCATTGTTCTGCGCACCCACAAAAGTGAAGGGTATGCGGTTCCACGGCGCACCGTTTCCGCGCTTGGGAATGTACTGTTGGTGGATTTCCCATGCCGTGCCCTTTTCATTCGCACGCCAGACGGTGACCTGGTAAAGGCCCTCTACCAGTTGCAGCACTCGGTACTGCTCGATTTCATCAACGCTGAAACCGTCCTCCGCCACTTCTTCTGCTGTTTCTTTAAGCACAATCAGCGACAATAGATGAGCGCCGCCCACCTTCGTGGTGCGCCAGTTGGTGATCTGCTCTGCTTGATAGCGAACAATGCTGGCGCGGACCAGGCCGGCGTTTTGGTCGGCCCGCGAGGCCGGGGCCTCTGCATTGGGGTAATCCACCAGCAGGCCTTCGCGGCCCTTGCCCATGACGTTTTCGAGGACACGCTGGCTCTGCTGAAAGATGCTTACCCCGGCGCCATCAACATCAGTGGAGACATAATCCAGACCAGCCTGCACTTCCAGCTCAGGGTCTTTGCGGAATACCGCACCGATCAGCCCTTGAAGAGTGTGCCCGGTGACGTTGTAGAAGCTGGCCCGCTGCTTGTAGCGGTCATAGACGGCTTTCTTCTCGCCCGGCTCCTCTTCCACCGCTGACGGGTTCGGCAGATACGCCTCGCCCTTGGCTTTGACTTTTTCCTCACCGGCAACAACGTCCGCGACCAACTCCCAGCTGGGCAGCGCAGCGTCGTAATCGCCTCTCGTGTAGGTAACGTCTTTAGCCATTAGTAATTCATTCTCAGTGTTGTGGTGATTGCCGCACGCTCAAGCGGCCACTCCACATCAACCATGTAGCCAATGGCAGTGGTGATGTGCTGGTAATCGTTCTTCTGGTCTTCCTGGAAAGTGGAGCCTTCTTGAAGCTGGACAGTTGCCAAGCCCTTGTGGCTCCACGGCGCGGTAACCGGGTTTACAAACAAGTGCCGCTCGCCGGCCGCATTCAGAATTCTTGCCCTGACTGCGTTCTGCCGGTCTTTGATGGCGGGCGCCTTCTTCTTCACCTTCCTGGTGAACTTCCAGCCATTTGCCCTGAGCACACCCTCAATATCGGTGTAATCCGAAGCGTGGCCGTGCTTCTCGCCAGCGCGGCCGGCCGGATCCCCGTAAATCAGCACGTGCTTGTTTTTGTGGTCTCTGAACTTCTCCACAAACTCATCAGCTGACTGCCTGCTGATGGCGCTTGTGAGCACGATTTCATCCAGTAGATAGAGATCGTCATTCCGGACAACGCCAACCGATGAGGAAAGTGGCGTGTAGTTCTGGTCATGCATCCAGCAAAGCTGCTCATGAGGCTCAATAACAGCATCTGTCTGGTTGGCCTTGCTGTAGTCCTCATAGATGCGGCCGGTTGCCGTTTCAAAGCTGGCCTCGAATTCCTGCCGGAACTGCTTTGAGGACATTTGCCGCTTTGCTGACGCAATCACATCAGCCGGCAGAATTTCTGATGACTTCCAGTGAAACAGCGCCCACTCATGGTCATTCGCCGTTTCGGCGTACTGAGCCATTTCGTAGTAGTGGTTCAGGCCATCCGGAACACCCAGCAACCAGCACCAGGCGCGGTAATCCGGCCGGGTTGGGTTTACTGTGTTGAGGGCCGGGAGAATATGGGCCTCCCAGGACTTGCCCTTAATGTCGGCAATCTCGTCAATGCCGCCACCGGTCCACTGGATACCCTCGATACGCTCCGGCCGGTCAAGACCGATAAGGTGTATCTCTGTGCCATTGGGCATGAAGATAATGCGGTCACTTTCAGACGGCCGCTTTGCGTGGGTACATGAGAGAGTCAGCTTCTTCATGTCATCCCAGTAAATCTTCTTCACCTGGTCGTGCGTTGGCGCACCGATGAAGTATTTCTCTCCCGGCCGCTTCATGGCCTCCTTGGCAATAAAGCGTTTAAACCTCTCGGTCTTGCCTGACCGCCGGCCAGCCGGAACCACGGGGAACCTGACCCCTTCAGAGACAGCCTTAATCAGCGCCAATTGGACAGGATGATCCTTGAGCGGATACCACCTCTCCATCTGGCGCTGAAGCTGGATATTCATTATCCCGGCAGCTTTTCGGCCAGCTTCTCAAGTGCGGCCGCCATATCCTCAACGCCGCCATCCTTGTCTTCCTCGAAGGCCTTGACACTCACATGCTTGCCCAGTAATTCCAGATTGCGGAGCTTGTCCGGCCATTTAATCTTCCGCACAACGGTTTCGGTGTCGCCTGACATCAGCTCTTGAAGGTCTACACCAGAGATAGACTGGCGCCATTCCTTCGGCCACTGATGAATTGGCAGCATATTCCCGGTGTTATCAAGAATGTCAGCAACATCCAGGGTGTCGATTTGATGCAGCCGTTTGAGCACATAATCTGCATCAACCTTGGTGCGCTTTGAACGCTCCGCCTTGGCCTTTTCTACAGCTGCCTCAACCTTGCCATTCCTCAACAGCCGCGAAGCAGTCTGGTCAGCTCTGTTTGGGCTGTACCCAGCACGCATTGCTGCCTGAGTGCCATTAAGGTCTTTGAGGTATTCCTCTACGAATAATTGCTGCTTCGGAGTCAGCACCGCTGATTCCTCCATGCCGGCCCCGCCGGCTCACTTCGGGCACCGCCCGATTATCTTTGCTGTTCGATTTGCCGATCCACAATCACGTCCAGCTTCCGGTCAATCTGGAACAGACGGTCATCGATGCGGCGCTGCAACTCTGTGGTGCGCTGTGACTGGTGAACCATGTTGGCCTCGTTCACGCTGACCCGCTTATCCAGGTTGAACCAGGCGCCAGCCAGAGCCATGAACATGGCCAAGCCAGTGAGCAGGTTCCCCACGCTTATCTCGTTATTGAATCTCACGGGACTGTGGTTGTGTTTTGAGGGTTCAGTCTCGGGCACGAATAGCTCTCCAAACCTGCCGGCCAATCCACAGCAGGGCCACAGTGCAAAAAAATAGGATTACGGCCACCGATAGAAACGCCGCCCGGGCGGTTATCAGTGCGCCTTTACTCAGCCGCGCGGATCGCATCGACCAGTCCGTTATGGCGGGTTGCGCAGTCGTTGTAGGTGGCCTTCCACTGGTTCATGGCCAGAGCCACGGAGCGGGCTGTGCCGTCACTCAGCGGCGCCAGCTTCACCGGGCACTTCGCCAGCAGGTTCTGCTGATAGGGCTTCGGCTGATGCTTCTGGCCCCAGATTGAGCAGCCGGACAAGCTCAGGCTCAAAACAAACGCGCTGATAAACAGGCTTAACCACTTCACGGATCACTCCCCGGTCGATGACCGTCTGGTTGGCCTTGAGAGTGGCCAGCTTGGCCTCTACCTCTTGCGCAATTCCGGATTCACGAGCCATGGCCGCTTTGATGGCTTTCTGGGCGCCCTTCAGTTCGGATAGCTCTTGGCTGTCTTCGTAGAGACCCCGGCCATACCAGCCGCCAAAGGCAATGCCGCCGACAATAGCCAGTACCGCCAGATACGGGCCGCCTTTGTTCAGCAGGGTGAGCCAAGTCATTTCTGCTCCCGGCGCCACTTCCAGACGCCAACAGCGATGGTCACACCGCCAAATACCGTCCCATAGGCTGCAACGGTTCCCGCCGGAATATCGGGCGGATCAAAGAAAACCTTCAGCGTGATTACCGTTGCCAGTGACATCAGCCACAGAACAATCAACATGCTCATTAGCGCGTTTTCAGTGATGAATCGGTACAGGCGGGCCATCAGTAGCTCCACACCCAAGGGCGGGGCCGTCCGGCTTCATGCTTCAGGTCATCCAGGTGGATAAAGCGACCGCTGCCTTTCTGGTTCACGCCGATACCGGTAAAGCCGTGTTTTAGGGCCAGCTCAATGATTTCCAGGGCTTCGCCACCACTCACTGCAATATCAGCAGCGCGGCCACTGGCATGCGCCCCCGGGGAGGCTTTGCGGGCCTCAATGGGGTGAGTCGGGTGCCGGTAACCGCTTGTCACGGTCATGGCCCTGCCGTATTCGGTGCGCAGAGCCTGCAGCTTTTCCATAAAGCCCGGCTTCATGCCGTTCTTGCCGGTGTGGGAGCACACAAATTCATGCGGCTGGAAGTTGGCGAATCTGTCCCAGTCCATTGCATGCTCCAGAAACAAAAAAAAGCCCCGGGCGGTCGGGATACTCCCAACCCATCGGGGCAATAAAAAACCCGCCGTAGCGGGTTTGGGGGAAGGACCACTTCTTGTTGCAGTTTCCTTTGGGGGCAGGAAACCACAGTGGCAGATTTCATAGTACTTTAGGCTAGACAAGTATCAATGCGTCTGACTGTCTAGACGACCAGTGGTTATGCGGACATGGCAGCCTGACCAGAAAGGGCACCATCAATCCACGCCACCGCCTCATTCTTGAGCTGGCCCGCTTTGTCTTTGCTCACTCCAAGGGATTTTCCCAGGGCTCGCAGCGTTTCGTATTCGTGGATATACCAGCCGATCAGGGCGCGCTTGTGCATCTGGCTCTTGCGGTTCCCCACCATCCCCACCAGCCGGTCAATCAGCATGGCCTCATCGTCCTGCATGGGCTCCTCGCCAACGACGCCGCCCGCCATATCAGCAATGCGCCCCATAATCCCGTTGCACTTTGGTGTGCCGCTGCTTGTGCGAACCCACCGGCCCCAGCGCTCCAACTGAAGATCAGTATCAACTGTGCTCATATTTACTCTCCGCTCGCCAGATAGCCATTGATCGTTTCGATTGCCGCATCTGCCCCTTTGCACAAAACGGCCATGTAGCCCTGCGCTGTCAGCCATTCAAGCCAGTCCTGTTGCTCTTTGCTGGTTGCGCTGCCCTTCACCCGCTTCATTTCGATGGCCAGCCCGTGGAAGCCACCACGCGCCACCGGCAGGAACAGGTCGGGAAAGCCAGGGCTCAGCCCCTCCGCCTTCATGCGGGCCATCTTGGCGCAGCGCAGTTTCTGGCTACCGGCCAGGTGCGCACCGTTGGGCACCGCAATCAGTCGCCCTTTCAATGCCTTGTGCTGGGCGTTGAACCACTTAATAACGGCGACCTGCTCCTGGTGCTCGGTGGGCACGGGTTTATTCACTTGGCAGATACCCCATGTCAGCGAGAATCATGGTTTTGACGGTTTCAACAAGCGCCAGCGCCTCCGACATCTTCAGGCCTGCATTCCGGTAGCCAACCAGATACTGATCATCATCGTTGAGCAGAATCAGAAAGCCCTTCTTAAAATGGCTCGTCTCCGTCTCAGCGCTGTTTAACAGCATGGACTCAAGCGTGATTCGTGAAGCATCGCCGGCCGCCATTCCGATTCCTGTCACCTTCGCCATAATCGCCACCTACCTGTGATAATTTTCGATAGCCGCCAAAGCATCCGCAGGCACCGGCAACCAGCCATGTTGCCGCCGATAGTGCGCCACCAGCCGGCCAAATATGGCCTTCTCGATCTCTTTGCGGGTTTCGCCCAGGCCTTGCCCCTCGAACAGCGACAGGTCGCCATGGATGCCGCCGGGCCCCTGGTGGGCCTCATAACTGAGCGGGATCACGAACCACTGGCCGATGTGCACCTTGTTATGGCGCCCGGTGCTGCCCACGCAGTGGTGAATACAGGCCGGGCCAAGGCCGATATAGCAGCCAGTTTCTGCCAGCCATTGGTGCCAGCGCTTTTGCTCCGCTGTTGGTGCTTTGCCGCCTTTCATGCAGCCTCCGGCTTCAGCCAGTTATTCCAGACACCCAGAGCCCAGAAATAGGTGTAAGCCACAGACATGGCCGCTATTCCCCACTGCTCTGCCTTTATGGTTGCGTAGAACCAGAAGGGCTGTCCGGCCAAGCCAAACAGGCAGGCGTAACGCTTCCATGCTTCGTTGCTCTGCTGAGTCAGGAAGACGGCAATCATGCCGGTCAAAGCGATTCCAATTTGTTCCATTACTCCACCCTCGACAGTTCGTTGGGCTCCACCTCAGCCTCAGGCCAGTGGAACCGGGCAAATTTCAACGCCTCGGCGCGGTCTATCGCTTCGCCTACCATGTAGGCCAGACGCTTGCCGTGGCGGGTTACCAGCCAGCAGCGGTACATCAGCCCACCCAATCCAGCTGGCCAGGTTCTCGGCGGCAGGCCTCGCCAGATTCGTTCAGCTCACCCGCAAGAATCTTTGCCTCGCCTGAATTCGCCACCACTTCACGGATCTGCATGCACGTCTTGCAGAAAACAGTAAATTGCCCGGTGCGGCCGTACGGGCAAAAGCTGAACCTGCATCCGCTTTGGCTCGCGTTTGGCTCAACTTGGCTCAGCATCACACCACCCCCAGCGCAGCCAACTGCAGAACGACTGCCAGACCGCCAAGGGTGGCGCATACCCAGTCACGGACCTCCAGCGCCAACAAGGTGCCGAACACCGTTGCCACAAGGACAAGAACTGCCATGGTCATTGGTTTGCCTCCCGATATTCGGCGTAGACGGCCTGCGCCTTCTCGCTCCAGTGGATGCCGTTTTCGGCGCCGTAGCTGTAGATCAGCTCAATCAGCTCCGAGAATTCCGCTTTGCGCATCTTGCTGGTGCTGTGGCCGAGCATGACCACCCCGCCATCGATACCCATAGCGATGCGGTTTTCGCGCTTCAGTGCCGCGGTAAAGACCGATTTCCATTCTTCCCGGGTGGCCATGCACTTTTCGCCGTTGATGATCAGCGTGCACTGGCAGGCCACATCCTCCAGCAGGCACCAAAGCTTCGCGTTCTGATCCAGGCTTCGCTTTGGCTCTCGCAGGGCCAGCTCCAGCGATTCACGCCCCTTTCTGAACTGATCGGCCAGCAAGCCTTCGGCATGGTCCAGGGCGCGCTTGAAATTGTCCTCGCGCAGCCGATAAACCTTCTCTCTGCTCATGCGCACCCCCGATACCTTGGCGTACAGATAACCAGCGCCTGACGCTTCCCGGCCTCAGACTGGGGAACCACGCGCCACCGGTATTCCTCTCCGCTACCGGCGCAAACAATGACGTGAGCCTTGCCGGTGGTGTTTGTCAGCCACTCCAGCTCTTCCACTGCTGCCTCTCTGTCGGTGAATACGGTCATAAAGCCCCCGACAAATACCGCGCCACGGCGCTCTGCTCATGCTGCGCCACCAAGCCCTTGTCGCGCATGTTGACCAGGACGTACTGAGCCTTTTTCGGCGGCAGGCCCAGGCATTTGGCTATCTCGCCCCGGCTCATTGGCCCGTCTTGCAGCAGGGTGAGGATTCGGTCTGTGTGGGTCATGCGGCCTCCATCGCTTTCAGCGCTGCCTTGTCGCACCGCTCTTGCCAGTCGCGCAGGCCTTCCCAGCCCCACTGGTGACCGCCGGTGCAGATGGAGTAAATAGGGCAACCCGCACAGCCCTTTCCGTTTTCGTAACGGCTGTCGCAAAGCGCGTACCGCGGGGGCATAGGATCGCGAGGAATGAAGTTGGCCTGCTCTGCGGGGAACATTGGAATCTGGCTCATGCCGCCCTCCCCGCTTTCCGCGTCATGGCTGCCTTTGCCCCGGCACGCTGTCCTTCCGTCAATTCGTAGCCGTTAACTGCGCTGCGAACGCCCTGGAGAATTCCCGGACGGCACTCCACGCAACAAGCAGCCACCAGTTCGTTGATGCGCGCGCTTGTCTTGCTGTTTTCCCATTCGGCCATGGGATAGCGCGCCTTAAGCCGATTCGTTATCTCTGCGCAGCTCAGAGGCTTATGAGCGGCGAGCAGGACGGTCATAACCTGCCGGCGCCGTTCGGACTGAACAGCCAGGGGCATGTTGTGATAAGCATCGATACTGGTTTCGGATACATTGGTTTTCATGCCTTACCCCTCCGCTCAATTTCTTCACCGATACCGTCTGCCACCATGTAAACGAGTGCGCCAAAGGCCATCCGCCAACCGTCATCCCCGAGCCCAATAACAAGGTCTGCAACGGCACAACCAGCCACCCAGACCACAATAAAAACCAGAAAATAAGTCACGCTCATGCCACGTCCCCTTTGCTTTCCAGTTGACCGGCCACGCGATCCAGCGCATCGGAGAGGCGCATGTGACCCTGTTTTTTCTCGCTGCCCTTGCGCATCACTTCCAGGCACAGCTTCGGCTTGCCAATCAGACGCGGCTCCGGCACGAACTCGCTGTGCTCACCGCTGTTGCTTGCCTCGGTCATGCCCAGAAGCTTGGCCGGGAATTTCTCAGGCGGGCGGCTCAGGTAGCCCATGAAGCGCTTCACGAACTCGTTGCCCTTGAACGGCAAATCCTTGTCGCTGACCTCGCACAGCTTCATCCAGCCGCCCATGTCCTCGATGGCGGCCATGGTGCGCGGGTCATCGAACACCACGGATTCATAGGGGCCCACAGAGCGGATTGCGCGATCCACTGCCGACCATGCAGCCAGCGCCCGGCTGTCCCCGTCGCCCTCGATGTGGCGCACAATGTCCGCCGGTTTCGGCGCAAAATCGCCGTGCTTCGGGTCGTTGATGTGAGCGGTCAGCCCCTGCTTGATCTGCTCCAGGTCGAAGCGCTGCAAGGCGTTGAAGATCAGATCCAGGGCGCCGTCAGAAGGCGTCTTGTTGTACAGCTCGCTGGCCTGGGTCCAGATGGTTACGAATTGCGAATAATCCTGTGGTGTCATTACGCCAGCCCTCGCTCTCTTGCCATGCGCTCACCGCGCTCTTGGGGAGTTTCCTTGCGGCCTTGTTGGGCCTGCCTGTTGCCAGAACGACCAAACCGGTGGGCATTGCGGATCCAGGTATTCATGGCCGCATGCCAATCCTTCATCGTTGAGCCTTTGGCCCGGTGGTGGTCACAGAACTGGGGGAATTCGGTAATCAGTGAGACTCCCAGCTCTTCAGCCAAGCGCTTGTTGGTTTCGTTGGGCTCGAAGTCTTCAGGGAGTTGGGCTGCACGTTTCGCTTTCCCCCCTTGGGGGGATACAGGGGGGCTCTTTTTATCTTTCTCTTTCTCTAATTCTTTCTCTAATTCTAGTTCCGCATCCTTTCCGCTTTCTGTCTTCGATTTGTCCGCATCGCTTGCGGACACCTTGCGGACTTCACCCTTACGTTTTGCCTCCATGCTGCGCCGTTTTGCGGATTTCCCGTTGTGCTCATCGAAGCGAACAATCGCGATACCGCCTTCAACTTCTGCGATCCAACCAACATCAAGCAGGGCCTTACCGAATCCAGGCACACCACTCTTGCGGTCAATACCCTTCAGGCTCAGGCCAGGCATCAAGCCATCTTCGGTATGGGAATCGGCACTGCTCCACAACCAGTACAGAGCGCCAATCACCATGGCCTCTGGCTGGTCTGTCAGATCACATAAACGGCTCACCCTTGGGTCGTCCCATAGGTTGCCGCGCATTTTGATCCAGTCGCCGGCCATGACTACGCAGCCCCCTTCTGGATTTTAATTTCACGATTTGGCATAGTTACCTCGCTCACAGCAAAAAGCCCCGGTTTCGCCTACCAAGCGCCGGGGCTTTTTCTTTATCGGTTAACTGCTTCCAATTTGCTTGGGGCACGTGCCGCACCTTCCAGTTTCTCTATCTGTCCACGGATCACTCCGCGCACTGCCTGGATGCTGTCGCCCTCATTCGCATAAGCGCGATCCATCACTTTCAGCCCTTCAACAGAAATGTCCTGAAGCCCGTGGAACGCCACGTCATTGCGAATGCGGTCGGTGATGTTGTCGGCCCGAGCATTTGCCTCCCATGCGCAGAACTCAGCCTCAGCCATTTGGCGGGCTGTTCGGCTTGGGAAGATGGTGGCCACGGCGGCAGACTGATACGGCTCAGGAAGTGCCGGAATGAACGCCTCAAGCGCAAAGTCGAAGTGCAGCGGGGATTCCCGGCAGAACATTTTGCGGATGCGCTCGCAGGCCTGCTTTTCGTTGTGCGTCGGAATGTTCGGGCTCAGGTGGTACTCGGCCCAGGCCTTGGCAATTTCGATGGCCAGACGGCTCTGGCACACATCCCGGTCACGGCCAATGGCATCCCAGATGGCGCCCAGCTTCTCAGTGGCTGTGCCGTGCTTCTGGATGCTGTGGGGTATCTCCCCCATTACTTTGCTGATTGCGTCCATCTAATCTGGCTCCATGGATGACTTGCTTGCTGAAATTTATTTGCTGAATCTTCGGGCTCGACTGGGGCCGTGGTCCGTGCAGCGTAAAAACCGGGAGCTGTGCCTGTTGCGACTCAGGTACAGCACGGCCAGGCTTCAGGCGGCGGACTCTTCGCTGTCCAACAGCTCGAAATGGCGAAAAACATCGTCCAGGCTCACTGCGCCCTGACTCTCGGCGGCAAGCGCTTTCATCAAGGCCGGACGGGGAATCCGGGTTGCGCACTTGATGTGCCCGCGCAGGTACTTGCCAGTGGTGCCGCAACGCTCCGCGTAGGCATCTTGTTCGGCCTCCGAAAGGCCGCTGATGTATTTGGAAAGGGTCATGATTACCTCCGTAGACTCAGAATATAACCAATATGGTTATATCAAACAACACCTTTTCGGTTATTCACCAGAAAGGTTATTTGCTGGGAGAATATGTGCTCACTTCGGAGGAGCCATGGATTCCAAAACTATCCGGTATAAAAACACCCGGTACTTGGTGCACTCTGTTGGCGGCGTGTCTGCCTTTGCTGAAAAGCTAGGCAAGCAGCAGTCACAGGTAAGCGCCATTGCTGGGGAGAGCCCGGTTAAAGGAATTGGGCCAAAGATCGCCCGGCAGATTGAAACTGCATTTGGTAAGGCGAATGGGTGGTTAGATGTTCCGCATCAAGACATGTGGGAGGGTGGCTCAAATGTCGAGGAGGCACCAGCCCCTTACGGAGTCAGGCAGGCGCCCGTGATTAGCTGGGTTCAGGCTGGGGAATGGTCTGAGGCTGTAGACCTGCATCAGCCAGGATATGGTGATGCTTATGAAGCAGTGCCAGACAGCTCTGGGCAGCATGTTTTCTGGCTGCGAGTAGTGGGAGACTCTATGACCTCGCCAACGGGAGCCAGCATACCGGAAGGCCACCTCATTCTGGTTGATCCTGACCGTGAGCCCATAAATGGCAGCCTGGTGGTTGCGAAACTGGAAGATAGCCAGGAGGTAACCTTCAAAAAACTCGTTATCGACGCAGGGCAGAAATACCTCAAACCTCTAAACCCTGACTACAAGACAACTCCCATCAACGGAAACTGCCGGATTGTCGGCGTAGTTATAGAGGCCAAGATAAAATTTTAAATGTTCAATAATGCTCAAGGAGGGAACATGAAGAAAGCAGCAATAGCTGGCATCCTGTGCGCGCTGGCCGGCGGCGCAATCGCCGATGCAAAGTTGGCAAAAGGCGCACTTCCCGCACAGATCTACAACAAGTCATATCAGCAGTACACCAAAGAGCTCGAGGCTGCCATTAAACTACAGACCAAAAACCAGAGATGTGCGGTTGTTCAGTATGGCGCTGTATCAAGCAGCAAGAGCCGCCCAGGATCCCCGGTGTTCTTTGTGAATTGTGACGGTCACGATGGAAGCACATTTAACACCTGGTACACCCTGGATGACATCAAAAAGGGGCAGGCAAAGTCTACCGCAAACCTTTCTGCCGATGATGTGCGATCGAAATGCTTCAATGCCATCAAAAGCAAGCTGAACCAGCCTTCCACTTTTTCCCCTCACCTTTTAGATTATTCCGTCAGGAATTTGAATAATGGTCGGAGCCAGGCCCGAATAGGCTTTACTGCGGAAAACATGCTGGGTAATGAGTTGGACTATGTGGCCCAATGCCTTGTTGGCCCATCTACACCAGCCGAAGTAACCATCCAAGAGAAGTAGCCCACCCCCCAAGTCGGTCATTTCGGGCCGACTTTCTTTTTTCTGGAAATATAACCTTTTTGGTGTTGCCAACCGAATAACCTTTGTGGTTATATAACCATATTGGTTATCACAACACCCCGGAGCCAGACATGAACTCAGCCCTCAGAAACCAGCAAGCCATGGCCAGCGCGCAAGCGGCGTATGACAACGCCCTGCCGGTGGACGATCTGGATTTCCTGGACGACGACAAAACCGACTTCGACCGGGAAGAGGAAGAGGCGCTGGCCGAAACCGGAGCTGGCCGGGTTATCGAACCGGAACAGCTGTGGGCGGCCCTTCGCCGCAAGCCTGAGTTTCGGGCCGTTCTGGACAACGTAATCACCGAAATGATGGACGACGAGCGTTACCAGCAGGCCCGCGACGAGCGCATGAAGCTGGACGCACAACAACGGATGGAGCCGTAAGCCATGAGCGAATCAAAACGCATTGAGATTCTGAGCGAGCAGGCAGTTATTGACGCCAAATCGCTCAGCCAAGAATGGGTCAGCGTAAGAGCGGCAGAAGTGGCGCGCTTCACCTGGCATGGCAAGTGGGAAATGGCGCAGATCGAGTGGGGCGCGTTGAGCCTGACTTGCCTGACCATCAATCGGGCGCTGGCTCTGATTGATGCGGTCATCGCGCACAAGTTGGGCGTCTCTCGCATGGCACCGCCGCCCCAGATCATCTACCCGCAAGCACCCCGGAGCGCCGCATGAGATACGCAAACATTGTTCTCGGTTCCGCCGTTGCGATGGCTCTGCTGGCCATCCTGTGCATGGCCGGGGAAATGGACTACCAGGACGCACTGATAAGCGAGCAGCACACCTGCGCCATGGTGCGCGATGGAATCTGGCCTGCTGAGCAGGCCGAAAACTACAACTGCGCCGAGCCGGTGCAAATCGCCAAAAAATAGGAGAGACCAATGCCGTTTTCAGCGTTCAACAACGACCCAAGTTTCAAGCAACAGATGATTGATCTGGCAGTCAAGCATCGCGAGGCCGATGAATTCCTTAAGGGGACTTATGGGCAGGAAGGCGAGCGATTCCAGGCTTGCTCTGTCGGCTGCTCTGTGCGCGATCTTGACCCGGAACGCGATCTTAATGATTTGGGCGATCACGGTTTCTTGGCTGACAAGCTGGGCGTGCCTGAGTTTGTGTGCCGCTTGCAGGACCGCATCTTCGAGGGCCTGCCGGACCCGAAACACATTGAGTGGACAGAGCGCCTATTCACTGCGATCCCGGCGGGTTCGGACCTTTCTGGTGTGCAGCCCCGATTTCTGGCAGCGGTCCAGCGCCGGGCACTGGATCGGATTGGCTCGACCAAGTTCCCCGAGATTTATTCGGCAATCCAGGGCGTGATTGAGGTTCTGGACGACTGGGCAGAAACAGGGGCTGTCGATGAATTCGCGGCGCGGTCGGCGGCGGAGTCGGCGGAGTCGGCGTGGTCGGCGGCGTGGTCGGCGGCGGAGTCGGCGTGGTCGGCGGCGTGGTCGGCGGCGGAGTCGGCGGCGGAGTCGGCGGAGTCGGCGTGGTCGGCGGCGTGGTCGGCGGCGTGGTCGGCGTGGTCGGCGGCGCGGTCGGCGGAGTACGAATGGATGGCCGACACGCTGATTGACCTCATAGAGCAAACCCAACAACAGCGCTGATCTGTTGTTTTGCGGGGTCCGCCCCGCCTTTTTTCAAGGAGCAGAGCATGAATGCTGTAGCCCAGACGGAAAAGAAAAGTCTCGTTGTGAAGTTCGCGGATCGCTATGCCGTGGACAGCAACAAAATGCTGGACACCCTGAAAAGCACCGCTTTCAAACAGCGGGACGGATCTGCCCCCAGCAATGAACAGATGATGGCCCTGCTAGTTGTGGCCGACCAGTACAAGCTCAACCCGTTTACCCGTGAGATTTACGCCTTCCCGGACAAGCAGAACGGCATCGTCCCCGTGGTGGGCGTGGACGGCTGGAGCCGAATCATCAACAGCCACCCTCAGTTTGACGGGATGGAATTCCGATACTCGGAAAACACTGTCATCCCAGAAGGCGCAAATTCCCCCTGCCATGAATGGGTTGAATGCGTCATGTACCGGAAGGACCGAAACCGGCCGGTGGTTGTCCGCGAGTACCTGGACGAAGTTTACCGGGCTCCCTTCAAGCAGGGCATGAAAGGACCATGGCAAACCCACACCAAGCGGTTTCTGCGCCACAAGACAATGATCCAGTGCTCACGTCTTGCCTTTGGCTTTGTCGGCATTTTTGACGATGACGAAGCCCAGCGCATAAACGAGCAGGCAGAGCGTGACATGGGGCCGGCTGATGTGATCCGCGACGAACAGCCCGAGCAACTTCCAGAGTGCCCGCAGGAAACCGCCGACAAATACCGTGGCTTTGTTGAAACCGGCAAAAAATCTGCCAGCGACGTAATGGCCACCCTGGAAAGCAAATACACCCTGAGCGACCAGCAGCGCCTTGAGCTGATAGCCGCTCAAGCCATTGAAGGAGAAACCGCATGAAAATCATCAACGTCACCCAAGGCAGCCCGGAGTGGCTGGCCCACCGTATGGATGCCCGTAACGCGAGTGAGGCGCCTGTTGTTCTAGGCCAGTCCAGCAAGATTTCGCGTAACGCCCTGATTGAAGCAAAGGCCACTGGCATAGAGCGTGATATTCCAGATTTTGTCCGCGAAGTGATTTTTGCAAACGGACACAAGGTTGAGGGAATGGCCGGCCCCATGGCCGAAGAGATTATTGGCGATGAGCTTTTCCCTGTGGTTGCCATCAGCGATGACGGATACCTAAGCGCTTCCTATGACGGCCTGACCATGGATGAGGAAACCGGCTGGGAATGCAAGCAGTGGAACGAGGACAAGGCCCAGATGGTTCGCGAAGGCGTTCTGCCGCCGGAAGATGCCGGGCAGGTCTGGCAGCAACTGGCAGTTGGCGCCAAGCGCGTTCTCTACATGATCACTGACGGCACCCCTGAGCAGTGCGTTCACATGATGGTGGAGGCCACGGGTGAGGAAGATAAGAAACTTCGCGCAGCCTGGGCCCAGTTCGATGAGGACAAGGCCAACTACCAGCCCCGCGAGAAGGCGCCGCAAGTTACCGGCGCCACCACCGAAGACCTGCCGGCCGTATCCGTTCAGGTGAGCGGCGATCTGTCCATCGTGGACAACTTCGACCGGTTTGAGTCTGCCCTGAAGCACTTCATTGACGAGGTGCTGGTACGGGAGCCGAAAAACGACCAGGACTTTGCGGATCTGGACAACCAGGTGAAGCAGCTGAAGAAGGCGGAAGACGCGCTGGATGCCGCCGAAGCCCAGCTGCTGGCCCAAGTTGAAGCTGTGGACAGCGCCAAGCGCCGCAAGGACATGCTGCACAAGCTGGCCCGCGACAACCGGCTGATGGCCGAGAAGCTGGTTAAGAGCCAGAAGCAGGCCATCAAGCTGGAAATCGCTCAGCAAGGCAAGCAGGCCGTCGAAGACCACGGCGCCAAGGTTCAGGCAGCGCTGGACGGCTACACCCTGCCCCGCGTCCCCACGGACTTTAACGAGGCCATGAAGGGCAAGCGCACCATCGCCACCCTGCGCGATGCCGCCGACAACGAAGTGGCCCGGGCAAAGATCGCCATCAACGAAGCTGCCGACCTGATCCGGACCAACGCGAAGATCATTGCCGAGGCTGGCTACGAATTCTTGTTTGCCGACCGGCAGCAGCTGGCCCTGAAAGACAGCGAACTGGTGAAGCTGGAAGTCGAGAGCCGCATTGCACGCCACAAGCAGGAAGAAGAGCGCCGCCTGGAGGCTGAGCGCCAGCGCATCGCTGCCGAGGAAAAGGCCAAGGCAGAGCGCGAAGCTCAGGTCGCGCCCAAGCCGGAACCGGTAGCAGAGCAGCCAGCACAGGTGAAAAGCGAGCCCCGCGCCGAATACAAGGCCGAAGAAAAGCCATTCCGCCCCAGCGACCAGGACATTCTGCGCGCCATCGCCGCCGAGTTTCAGGTGGACGTGCATACCGCCGCCGCCTGGGTGCTGGAAATGAATCAGCAGGAACTGGAACGGGTCGCCTAATTCATGGCCCCAGCGGGCGGTGGGCAACACCCGCAGCCAGGGCGCCCGGCTCCTTGCCCCCTCTCAACCACGGAAGGCCGTGGGGATAGTTAAGGCGCGAGGGGAGTGAAATTCAGGGCGTGACCTGGTGGACGGCGGGGAAAGACCCGCATCCATTCAGACAACGGAGAGAGATATGGGCGAATCCCTGGAGCAGCAAATCGTTGAGGCGGTCCGAGTGCTGGGGCCATCCCCATGCACTGCAATTGCCGCTCACATCGGAGTGGAGCCGCGCGCAATCAGCCAGCGTCTTCGATTTATGGGCGAGGCCGGCCAGATAGTCAAAGTGGGCCTGACCAGCAGCAACGCTGCCATCTGGGCCGAACGCTGCGACCGGGCTGCGGAGCTGCTTCATAGCTTCATCACGAAACCGGCAGGGGTGCCGCTATGAACCTTCACCCAGACACCATCCAGCGCCTACTGGAGCACCGTGTAACGCCACTGGGCGCCCAAGACAGAACGATCCGCCGAGCCCAGCGCCTGGTGCTGGTGAAGGTCGGCAAAGGCAAGAAGGTGCCGCTGGCATTGCGAGAGACAACGGCCTTTGTGGCCAGGGAGACGGACAAGTGACGACAACGACCATGTTTAACGCCCCTCACATGCTTACCCAGACGACTGGCGATGACTGCTTGCTCCCTGAGCCCTGCATTGCAGTGAGCCATGACGCCGCCCCGATCCTGATTATCGCCCAGGGCGACAGCGAGATTTTATTGAACCTGGAATCTGTGAACGAGCTTTGCCGGTTGCTCAAGAAAGTGAAAGGCCAGGCTGAGCTTTCAAAAGGTGACGACCATGAGTGATTCAGTGAGAGAGGCGGTTAAAGAAGATCCAATTAAGATGCTCGGGTTTTTACTATCCGCCATCAGGTGTGGTGATGAGTTCGGTGAGCCGCACGAAACAGCTTCCCGTGTCATCCATGCCGCCCTTAGCGCCAATGGTGGGGAGGTGGAGCCGGTGGCATGGGTAGTGTTTGCCGATAACGGGAATATCAGAATCTGGGGCCGGGAGAAGCCGGAAGCCTTCCCGGATGCTGCGCCGCTGTACTTGAGTCCAACTGTCAAGGATTCCTTGACAGTCCAGAGCGAGCCCATTGGGTATGCAGACCCAGACACACTCGCTGACTATCGGGCAGGTGACAGGCTGCACATGCCCGTTTATCGCCCGGATGCGTCTGCCGATTGGCAAGACGGAATCCCTGTTTATCTGCACCCCGCCCCGCCATCTGTTGCGGTGCCGGAGCTGACAGTGCGCGTGTTGAGTTTTCCTGAATCCAACGGCAAGCGCAACTGGACTGCCATGCTTGTGCGAAAGCAGAAATGGGGCGGCCTTGCTGGAAACTGCGGTGGAATCACAATACATCGAGGGGAGCTGTGGAACCGGGTCGCGTATGCAGCAGAGTGTGCAAAACTCCTGCTTGGCGAGCGCGAAACCGAACCGGACATTTTTGACTACGGCGACGACATCGAAACGCCAGACCAGTGGCCTGGGGAGGTTCGTGCCGGACGCCCTGTCAAGAACAGCACCATGCTCACCGCCGCCCCATCCCCCGACCATATTGCCGACGCCGGGAAGGTGGATGGCGTGGACGGCTGGCCGGGGTCCATTACTCGAAGTCAAGCTATTAAGATTTTGGATAGGGCCACCGACAAAGATGATCCGCACTGGGAGTTCGTTGTTGACGACTTCTATGATGAGGATAGCGACACCATGCCCTCAATTTTTCATGTTTTTGCTGCTATCGGAGTCACCGAGGAAGAATACCGGGAGGCAGCCGGTGTGCAGAACATTGACTGGCCCGCTTCTGCCACCCCCTCTGTGCCGGAGAACGATAATGGTGTCTCCAGTGCCTACGACAGCGGCTACCTAGATGCGATGCTCTACGCTCGCGTCTGCTGCGATCGATTGGACAACCCTGAAAACACTAAAGATTATCGAGATTGTGCAAGGTTTCTGGATTTGATTTTCAAGAGCGAAATTGATGAAGCCGCCCGCCTCCGCACCGCTGGCGACGAGGGAGTGATGAAATCCGCCTTGGCCGTCAATGGCCCGCACGCCGGCCAGCGCGTCCTTATCCGGCCTGACGCGGAGTTTTGGACACTGGAACTGGAGCGCGGCGAGACCTTCCGGCGAGTGGAGTACCAAGTATTCCCGATGATGATGCCCGGTCGGGTTTGGCCCGTGGCCTGGATACTGGCTTTGCCCGGGACAGAGTCGGCGGTGGCCTATGCGCTTTGGCGCGAGCATAACGGAGGTGAGAGCGACCATGGATAACCGAATAGCAGATTTCAGGCATATGCGCGGCATGTCCCTGGACGACCTGTCGGAAGCCAGCGGCCTGTCAAAATCAACACTATCAGAGCTTGAGCGTGGGATAACCAAGCCCATGCTGGACTCTGCCCGTCGCATCGCCAGTGCGCTGGATGCATACGAAAGCGAGCTGTGGCCAGAGGACTCCACCATGCCGCTCACCGTTCGCACCACCGACACCGCCCTCGCAGCGGCTGAGGCGAGGATTGCGGAGCTTGAGAAGGCGCTGGAGCCGTTTGCGCGGGATACCGACTACAGGATAACTGATGACACCCCAGTGACCTTAAGCATGGTTAACCACTTGACCGTAGGCGACCTGCGCCACGCCGCCGCCCTGCTCAAGGAGAAGGAGTGATGAAGCGCACAGAGCCTGCATTGAGATAACCGCAACTGATGCTGCTGGAGTGATTATGGATATTGAGCGACTAAAGAATGACCCGGATTACTGGAA